GTGGAGGACAAGGATCCGCTCAATCCCACGCAGCGCACCCGAGACCGTAGCGTCGAACGTTTCAAAGTCCGTTTCGACGGTGCGGCGGATGTCACAATACGTGGACAAGATCTGGCACACATAAGCGACCCGGTCCGCGATTTCCGCGTTAGACGAGCCGAAGGCGTACCATGGGTTGTGCTTGAGGAACGACGCGAGCCCGAGCGCCACAAGGGAGCAGCGCAGCTTTGGGTTGGGCTTCAGCGTCGTAATGGCGCGCGCAGGTTTGCTCGGACGAGCAGCGGCCTCCATTTTCAAGAACATCGCCGTGATCTGGGCGATGGCGTGGTGCCAATGGTTGCGCGCGCTTTCAGTGCTGGCCCGCTGGGCGGGCCGCGTCTGTCTTTCCTCGACATCTTCGATCGACGCGATCGTCGCGAAGCTGCCGTGGCTTACCCTGCACAGGTTTGCAAACTCCAGTGCAAGGGTCTTCAGCTGGGCCCAGGGTTTCGCCTGGTGCTGGATCCGGACATCGGGGCGGGGCTTATAGACCCGCTGCTCGATGCAGTACCGCTCGTTGGCGGCGGTGTCGCTCGGGGCGTACGCCACAGAGTCGAGGATCGCGGGCATGAACGCCCGCATCTTGGACCTGTGCTCCAGACCATCGTTGGATGTTGGGTTGATGGTGTAGACGAGAGTGTCTGCGGGTACCCGCACGTTGTAAGACACACGCACGGGCTCGATGTGGCCGCAGAGGAGGTAGCGTTTCATCAGAAGGATGTCGCTCACGCTCGGTACGATGGCCCCGGCGGCGTTGAGCTCAGTCCGGAGGGTGGGACCCGAAACCTTGGCGTTGGCCACGAGATAGTTCTTGATCAAGTGGCGCTGGTTCGCGTCCATTTTGGCGCTCAAGTCACCGGTCACATCACGAATCGTCGTGTATGGGACGGGAGCCTTCCGGCGGATGACCTGCATCTGGCCGGAATCGTCGGCAACGGTCGTGGGCACCAGATAGTCCAGCTGGTACTGGAAGTTCCCTGCGCACAAACCCCAGTAAATGTACCTGAGGAGTGAAATTTCGCGAGGGGGAAGCATCCAGACGAGGCTGCGGTGCCCACCGAGATCGACCGTAACGACCTTGCGAGCAACGGTACGGTAGCAAGGGGCGGCGACAATGGCGGAAAAGTTCAACAACGCCAAAGGGTACTTAATGGGCCTGAGGGACCAGGCCCAAGAAGCAACCTTTACTGTGATCCACGCGGACGCAAGTGCCAGGGGTGTCCACAGCAACGCCTTGCGCCAGGACCAGTTGACAGTGTGAGTGACCACGGCCTCCGAAGGGTAACGCCACAAACAGTGGTCGTAGTCGGGGCCGTCTGGGATCTCAAAGTGCCAGCGGTTAAGGTCAGCGCGATAGGCGAATGACATTGTATTGGTGACGTCAGCGGCGCGGTCCGGCTGCCACACGAATGCGGCGACCGGGTTCGGCCGGGCGAGGAGGGACGCATATGTCTCGTATGGGAGGTGATGATCCACATCCACGAGCATGATGATGTCCCGATCGTTCAACGGATCCTGATAGGACGTGGGATAGTTGACGAGATCGCGTACGCAGTACATCCCGCGGGACCCCCGGTAACGGGTGGGATCCCTGTGGTAGAACCCACGCATGGATTGACCAATCTCGTAAGTTTCCCGACCCATGTAGTCCGCAACGGCATCGATCTGCGCAGTCGCGTTTGAGCGAATTGCAGCAGCCGGGCCGTGGATGTTCTGGACAACGGGTTCGGGGTTGGTGGAAACAGCGTTCCTGATCGCCGCGACCCACTCGTCGTTTCGCAACGACTCGTGAGTCTCAGCATCGGGCAGCAGGAACGCCGCGTAATCAGTCGCCTTGTACCAAAGGGTCGTGAAGTAACGCGTCCAGGTAGGGAGAACCAGGAACAGGGTCGCCTTCCGAATCCGGTTGAGGATGTAGAGGCTGACCCCGAACATGGCAACAGCCTTGCTGGCGCGATAAAGGGTGGTCTTGGACATGGGTTCGAGCCCACAGTTCTTGATGAACCGGAGGACAGTGCAAATGCGGGAGAAAGCGGTGACGTCACGCCCAGGGTAAGCTGCCAGGCCAACCTTGGGATACATGTTGTTGAATGGTCGAATCGAGTAAGTGCCAACAAACGCCAGATCCTAACTGTTTTTCCAGAGACACGGAGAGGTCTTCAACTTTCTTTTTTGTTTTCCCATAACCGCCCTCACGCGCACTCAGGCTTTTTTCATAGATCTCAAAAGTGC